GGCGTTGTGTATAACACGACTGATGGTGACTTGGAGTTGAGTAATTACTTAGATGCATACAATTTGTCTGCAACTACCCATCTAGATGATGATTTTGTTGGAGGAAGAGATGGAACGCCAACTGGTATTACATTTAACGCAGACGGAACAAAACTTTATCTGATCGGTAGCAACAACGATAGGATATATGAGCATAATTTAAGCACTGCATTTGATTTAACAACTATTAGTTTTAGTTTTGTTGAGCTAAGTATTGGTAACAAAGACGGCATTCCTACTGGATTACGTTTTAATACTGATGGAACAAAATTATTTTTTACAGGCGACTTAAATAATAATGTTTATGTATTTAATTTAAGCACTGGTTTTGACTTATCAACTGCATCAGACGCCAATGTAAGTTTTTCTGTAAATTCTCAAGCTACTGGGGCAAGTGGCTTAGAGTTCAACCCAGATGGCACAATTATGTATGTGTCATGTTTAGCTACAGATTCTGTTTATCAATATACGCTGACTACAGGATTTGACGTTTCTACTGCAAGCTATGCATCAAAAAGTTTATCTGTATCAGGACAAGAAGGAACGGTTCGTGACCTTGCGATAAGCAATGATGGAAAGAAGTTATTTATTATTGGGTCAAATGAAACAACTGTATTTGAATACACATTGTCTACAGCGTATGACGTATCAACAGGTTCGTATTCTGGTAATAGTTACCTAGTTACTCAAGGTAGTGCGGGACAAGGTTTGGCATTTGATACAACTGGTAAGAGAATGTATACCTTGACTAGTGGGGATCAAGAAATAAATGAGTTTACAGTTTTTAACTCATACAAGCCTACAGGCTACCACGCAGTCCACACCAAAACCTCCACAGACTCTACTTACTGGACTGACATTAACTCTATGACCGCAGATGAAGCTGTTGGTGATGGAAGTATCTTCTACTGCGTATCTACTGATGATAGGTCTACTTGGAAGATTGCCCATAACACTGACGGCATACGGTCTATTGTCCGTAACAACTCAGGCACTTGGCAGTACAACTCTAACGGTACTTATGGTTCAGAGACTTGGACTAACGCGACTACCAACACAGAGTTGAATGCTTTGCAGGAGGCTATGACGGGTTCTTCTACTTTTGATTCGTATGATTTGACAAACGCTAGTTATGACTCTGTTACGTTTGCAACTAGCGGTCAAGATAACAGTAGTCAAGGATTTGTATTTGCTGATAGTGGTACAAAAGCATATATAGCTGGAAATACTAACAGAAGAATATATCAGTACACTCTTAGCACAGCTTATGACATTAGCACTGCAAGCTATTCTAGTAACAGTTTTTATATAAATGAAGATAGTTATATTAATGGAGTAGCTATAAGTTCTGACGGTACAAAAATGTACGTTGGCGGTTTAGCAACAAGCAGCGTATATGAGTATGACCTTTCAACTGCTTACGATGTGAGTACCGCAAGTTATAACTCAGTAAGTTTTAATGTCTCTTCTCAGACCACATCTACTAATGGCCCAATAGATATATTTTTTAAGCCAGATGGCACAAAGATGTATGTAAGCGGTCAAAGTCCAAAATATGTATGGCAATATGCTTTAAGCACTGCGTGGGATTTAAGCACCGCAAGCTATGACAATAAAGTATCGTCAGAAGGAGTGCTAACACATTTTACAATTTCTTCGGACGGCACAGTGCTTATAAAAGCAGCAGGCACTACTGTAAGTAAATTCAATATGTCTACAGCTTGGGATATATCAACAGCGTCTTCAACAGCAGACCAGACGTTAGATACCACTGGTATTGAAACATATAACAGTGGAATTAAATTTAATGCTGATGGCTCAAAATTAATATTGCTAGGAAGAATAACAAATGATGCTTTGTATCAATGGTCAAGCACTGGGCCAGTATCCTATCCAAACCAAATGAACAAGACGCAGCTTGACGCTGTATCTGACGCTAACCACTTCACACTAGCTAATGACCTAGACTTAGGCATTATCTTCAACCTATCTAGCGGCACTACGGTTCCTTCCAGTGACGGTGTATCTATTAACTACGATGCCAACGTCCTGAACAAAGGAGCTATCTTAGGCACTGATTACGACTTTGATGCTCCTGCGGCTACTAAGGTGAGGATAACTGCACTGGCTGCTAATAACCTGAAGGTGCGGGTGGTTTGATGGATGGTTCATGTTTTTGTTTTAATTATGACTATCGGCGGTGTGGAGGTAGCTAACGACTCCTGTCGCGAGGCTATGTGCTTCTACAACCTAGATACCTGCAATAGCTTTGCGGCTAAGTTACGGAGACGAGGAAGCCCAAGTACAGAAACTATAACGGCATATTGTAAGCCGATCTTGGTTGATGTAAATCAAGAAGGCGTCCGGGTGTACTGATGATTGATCCGGTGTCAGCAGTAGCCACTGCAACCGCTGCATTTAATGCGTTGCAGAAAGGCATCAAGATGGGCAAAGACCTAGAGAGTATGGGCAAAACTATAGGTGCTTTTTATGATGCCTGTAGGCAGGTCAAGGACGCCCAAGATGAAATAGAAAATCCTCCGTTATTCAAGGCTCTGACCAACAAGAAGTCTGTTGAGCAGGAAGCGATGGATAACATGACCCGCAAGAAAAAGATTGCCAAGCAAGAATATGATCTCCGTATGGCTATCATTCTCAAGTACGGAGAGCCAGCGTATATCGAGATGATGCGGGACCGGGACACCATTAAAGCAAACCGCAAAAGACAGGCAGAAAGACAGGCTCATAGAAGAAAGAACTTTGTTCTAAACACCGTGCTGTTTTTGACACTAGGCGGCGCACTATATTTCTTTTGGATTGTTTTTAGGTTGTTCACATGAAGAAGAATGGCGGGCGTAAAGTTATCAGTCCTGAGCTGTTGAAATACTGCACTACGGATTATCAAAGGGAAATCATCGAGCTCTATATGGAGCTTGGCACTTCCAAAAAGGTAGGCGATGAAATAGGAATAAAAGAGCGAACCGTTCGGGCAATCGTGGCTTCTATTGAGGCTAATGCCGCCAAGAAGGGTATGGGCTTTGATGGCAGCATCCCGGATGGATACAGGCTTCGCGGCAGGTCTACGCTTATAGATGCTGACGGTAATACCAAGATTGAGTGGGTAAAGACTGAGGTAGACAAAGAGCGCATGCAGGAGATGATGCGCGAAATCACTCAAGAGTTAGCTCAGGGAGTAAAGCCGTGGCCTGTAGTCAAGAATCCCGCTAAGACAATCAAAGACCTTTGCACGGTATACACAATCACCGACTACCATATCGGCGCGTATTCTTTCAAGGATGAGACCGGGGAAGAGTGGGATCTCAAGATAGCTGAGAGCACATTGTACGAGGGCATCAGTGACATGATGGCCGGGAGCCCGGATTCCGAGCAGGCTATATTCTGCCAGATGGGCGACTTTCTGCACTGGGATGGATTGGCGGCTGTAACGCCGGTCTCAAAGCATATTCTGGATGCCAGTGGTAGATACTCAGAGCTGGTTCAGTTGGCCGTGGAAACGTGCCTGAAGACCGTAGACATGCTGCTACGCAAGCACAAGAACGTGCACGTCATTATGTGCGAGGGTAATCACGATATTGCTGGTTCTCTGTGGTTGCAGGCAATTATGAAAATAGCCTTCAAAGACAATAAGCGTGTTACAGTAGATAACAGCGTGTTTCCCTACTATAAATTCAAGTGGGGCAAAGTGTTTTTAGGCTGGCATCACGGTCATTTGACTAAGATAACCGGGCTGGCGGGCAAATTCTTCTCGGAGCCCAGATTCAGGCAGGATATGTCAGATGCTGAGTATATTTACCTGTCAACAGGGCATTTACATACGAAGGAATTGATGGAGCGATCTGGGGCCGTTCTTGAGCGTCACCCCACGCTATCTGCTAAAGACGCTTATGCGGCGCGTGGATTTGAGCATTCCAATAGGGGCGCACTAGCAATAACGTATCACAAGGATAGGGGCGAGACGCTGCGAGTAACCGCAGTCCCTGCTGGATGAGATTATGGAAAACCGAATTGAAAGGATTGAATCCAAGATTGACGATCTACAGGAGGCCGTGATCTCATTGGCGCGTGTTGAAGAGAGAATAACAACCATTTTCAACCGGCAATCCAACATAGAAGATAGAGTAAACTCGATGGACGAGAGGCTAAGTAAAATTTCACCAGCCGTGGCCTTCGGGGAGCGTATATTTTGGATTATTATTGTTGCTACTGTGACCGTTATAGGACGGATGTTATGAAAAAGATAGGTAAGTTTGTAAGAGGTTTGGTACAGGACGCCACTGAGAAGCAGGTAGGTATTGCTACTGTGGTTCTGGTTATTATCCTGATTGGTCTTGGCGCGTCATGATAAGCGCCCTGATAGGCCCTGTAAGCGCGATTCTTGATAAGGTAATACCTGACAAGGATTTGAAGGAAAAGCTCTCTCACGAGATCGCCACGATGGCTGAGCGTCATGCCCAAGAGCAGGTGATGGCGCAAATTGAGGTTAATAAAGTTGAAGCAGCTCATAATAGTATGTTTGTTGCTGGCTGGAGACCTGCTATTGGTTGGATATGCGCTCTGGGGATGGCTGGTAACTTCCTGATAATACCTTTTGTGAATATGGCTCTGGACCTTCTGGAGACAGGCGTAGACGTTCCTCTGATCGCCCTGAGCGAGATGATGCCTGTTCTGATGGGGATGCTAGGGCTCGGCGCTATGCGTACCTTTGAGAAGACTAAGGGTGTCTCACGAGAAAAATAATGTAGTAGACCTCCCGGTCCTGTCGGCTGAGAAGCTAGAGGATATGGCGGTTGAGGCTGATGAGCAGCTCTGTCGCTGGATTGAAGCTAAGCTGGTGGCAGGCATCAGTCCCTACACTATTCTGGGAATACTCTCCATAAATCATAGCTGGCTTGCAGGCCAGATTACGGATGAACAAACTAACTGAACTACTCATAAAGCACGAAGGGCTCCGCCTGAAGCCTTACCAGTGCACTGCGGGCAAGACCACTATTGGGGTAGGCCGTAACCTTACAGACAACGGCATCACCGAGAAAGAAGCCCTGATGATGCTCAACCGGGACATCAATGTCTGCATTCAGGAGCTCGGTCAGTACGAGTGGTTCGAAAGCCTAGACGGCGCCCGGCGCGATGCTATTATAGATTTGTACTTCTGTGTCGGCGGGCCTTCCTTCTCGCAATTCCGCAAATTGATTCAGGCGATCTCAACAGAGAATTGGCAGTCTGCCGGCGCAGAGGTACTCAATTCCAAATTCGCTAGACAGACCGGCAACCGGGCAGTAGAGCTTGCTGATATGCTTGTCAGCAACGAATACACAAAAAGCTAGCAATCCATAAACAGATACATTAAACTCGCTCTCCTAACCTGAAAGGAGAAAGCGTGTTATGTACGATAAATTAAGAATCCCGTTAAAAATCAGCGAAGTAGAGTTTAGGCAGAGCCGAATATTTGACAAAAAAGTTAGCTATATTCCTTACAAAGATGCTCGGGTTGATCAGAACCGTCTGGATCAAGCTATTGGTCCGGGTTACTGGCAGCGCAAGCATGAGGTCATTGATGGCAACCTCTACTGTTCCGTAGGTATCTACAACCCAGAGATCAAGGAATGGGTGTGGGTGCAGGACGTTGGGACACCATCCAACTTTGAGTCCGAGAAGGGCGCAGCGTCTGATGCGTTCAAGCGGGCTTGCTTCAATCTCGGCATAGGCCGCGAGCTATACGACTATCCTAATATTCATATTGAGCTAAAAAGCGGCGAAAACCCCAAAGATTTGCGTCTGCGTTGGGAAGGCTTGACTGATGAAAAGGGTGTTGTTGAGCTCCGGGCTTATAGCGAGAATGAGCTGCGATTCAGCCATACCCGTAATGAGGGCTGGAAGCTAGATCAATTCATGCAGGATAACACTCAGGCGATCCTGAACAATCACGGGTTGATTCAGGATGTTAAAGAGGCCATTGAGAGGTACTCCAGAGAGGAGAACCTTGAAGAGCTATACGCGGTTGCTGAGCTGTGGTTTGGACTTTCACAGGACGATCAGAAGCTGCTTTTCCGGGCTCCATCAAAAGGCGGCCCATTCACCACAGCCGAGAGAAAAGTAATCAAAGAGAAGTTTGTCTCGGCACTAAATCAGGAGAGTTACTAATGACAGATAAGTTAGAGTTTGTGAATTTAATGAATGTGAGCAAATCACAATACGATAGTTGTGATTACTATCAGTCTTTGAAGCCTGAAAATATCAAGCAGCTTGCGGACGCTTTGGAAGCTGGCGCGGTAAAGCTAAATAAGAATGGCAATGTTGAGATCAAAGGTTGGATAAACAAGCCAAAAGACGGCGGTGCTGCATATATTGCTTTGAAGTGGACTAAAACTGAAAGCAAGCCTGCAAGCAATCCTGAACAGGCTCAAACCATTGATCTTGAAGAGGATATCCCGTTTTGATCGTTACTAAAGAGAAAGTACCCGATAGGGTTGGCCGCCTGAGCTCTGAAGCTGTCAGAGAGTTTCTCAAGCTAGAGATAGACGATAGCTGTCTGCTCTTTGTGACAGAAGAGGAAATGCGAAGGAACCTGTCTAATATTTACCAGTATTGCAGAAGGCATGATCTGGGCGTCAGACCACGCAGCAGGAAGGTAGATAATGGCTGGGCCATTTGGAAAATACACAAAGCCTAGACAGATGGCGGCACACATTATGTCGCTGGAGACTAGAGAAGAAAGGCGGGAGGCTCTGGGAATGGTCCCGGAGCACTTCCGTGACTTAGTTAAAACTCAAGTGGAGATTAGCTTTGAGAGAAGAAAGTTGGTTAAAAATAGAGCAGCTAACAAAAGATTACGCGAAAGCGGAGGCCAATCGAGCTTATTTGACTGAATTCAGAAAATCTAAAAAAGCTATGCTTATGGCCGATGCAGAGACTAAGGAGCCCGGATTAGCCATTGCCAAACAGGAAAGGGAGGCATACTCTAATCCTGAGTATCAACAACTGTTAGAAGGCATCAAAGAAGCCGTAGAACAGGCCACAGCCTTGAGGTTTCAAATAGAGGTCTTCAAGATGAGGTTTGAGACGTGGAGAAGCAAGCAGGCTACGAGCAGGGCGGAAATGTCATTGAGATGAGCTATGTGATTCGGAGAGAGATCAAGGAGATCATTTCTCAGAACGGGCTCATGAATAAAAAATCCAGCATTGAGATGATTAAGTTTTATAGCCAGTACATGAAGCCAGATGTGGCTAAGCGAGCTATGTGGACCATCCAGTGCCTCAAATACAATTTAGCTTGGGACGTGCAAACCGATGCGTATCAAATCTTCAGATAGTTGGTTCAGTAAATGCGTGAGAGAGCGCGCCAACTGGACCTGTGAGCACTGCGGGAAAGCATATCCGCAGAACAGTCAAGGGCTCCACTGTAGCCACTACTTTGGGCGCCGAGCGAAAGCTGTCAGGTGGGATCCGGACAACGCATTCGCGCATTGCTTCGGATGTCACCAGAAGCTAGGAAGCAACCCGCACGACTTTCAGAGGTGGGCAGAGGAGCGTCTTGGACCGGGAACAGTAGAGATTCTGAACGAAAAGCGGAACGACACCAATCTGGCGAAGACTATGCACAAAGCGGAGAAGGAGATCGCCAAGCATTACAAGCTGGAGTATGAGACTATGCTCTCAAGGCGCGCCGCTGGTGAATCCGGAAGACTAGAATTTACAGGATATTGACATGAAGAAAGAAGAGATAACCTTCCACATTATGACTCCGGACGAGCTCAATGAGTGGTTTCTGAAGAGCCACAGTAGGTTCACCGGGAAAGATCACGATGCTATTAACACGATGAACTTCTTCCTGAAGATGATCGAGAACTGGTTTGAAGACAACGAGCAGTACATTGATAGCTATGAGGAGTATGTCACCCGGGAGTTGCATTAAACTTCTTCCGGGTTTAGGATTGGAAAGTCGGTCCGGGTAACCAGCCCAGCAAAAGATCGACACATTGAGAAAACGATGAAAGAAATGATATCTACCCGACTTGGGTGATATTGTAACACTTCCTCTACCTTTCTCAATTACTTGGCAGGCACATGCGTTGGTCCGCTCCGGCGTCTCCCGGCATGTAAAATCTGAGGGATTCTGAGAAAGTCCTGTCATTAGCGTTATGAGTGGTTGTCTAGGAAGCCTTGATTGGTCTAAAAACCTTCGGTGTATCCAATAAGACAGCGCAGTAGAACGCTCTCAGGCGGCGCGTACGGGCCGTAATCTACTGAGAAGGGTGGACCTACCTCTGACCCTTTCCTGACCGACGACAACGATCGACGGGCCTGTAACACTAGGCTGGCGCCCCGGCGCCGGTCTAGGGTGAGTATTGCCTTCTCTCCTCTACTTCTCTCTGGACCTGAAATTATGAAAAGACAGTTATCTCATTTCTACATCTGTGAGCAATCACGAATTCACAACATCACTTGTAGTAAGCACGGTAAGGATGACCAAAGGCATTACAAGTTTAAGCTGGATGATAAGTGGGCTGAATGGTGGCCTGATAGTAAAAACCAGACGCTTTGGACAGGCGGCAAGCAGAACAGAATAAAAGCAGTAGACTTTGATGAAGTTGTTAAGTGGTTGAAAGATAACACAAAATCAAACAGAGGCTTTATGTATAAGAAGCGCCCGGGTATCCGTAGGAGGAAGAATAAGGATTTTGGGATAACTTATCCGGATCATGACAATCCACTGTACGAAGGCTCAGCTCCTCCGTGGGAATAGGGTTATTTTTGGCTAAGGAGCCGTTTAAGGAGCTAAGGAGCCGTTTAAGGGGACGTTTATGGATGACCTGAGAAGCAAGAAATGCCAGTGCGGCCAGAAGATGATGGAAGTCATAGGGTATGACGATAATGAGAAGCCATTCAGGCAGGGATGGTACTGCGCGTGGTGCAAGGCGTGGGAGAAAGCGATACTCCGGGAAAGGAATGTCAGATAGTGTTAATAAGGTTGTTGACACCAATGCTCATTCTGTTAATATCTATCTTGTGGGGAGGCAATGGGCCAAACCAAAATGGGAGAAAACAGGATGACAATCAAGCCAAAAAAAGTATTTGAGCGCGAAGACGGCTACACCGAATACGAAGTCAAGGTTGCTGGCAAGTATTACAGCATAGAGCGATGGCAAGGAATGTTCTCTGTAGGAGAATGGTACGAAGGCCCTAGAAACGAATTCAAAAGTCTTGACGCCGCAATCGCGGCGATCAGGGCTGAGACTCCAAAAATAAAAATATTGGGGGCAACCAATGTCTAATAAAATTGCACAACAGGAGAAAGCAATGTCAAAAACAAAACTGATGGAATTATCCAAAGACCTTAACAGTCTTGCTGAAGATAACCTGCACGAGATCATTCGTTACGGTGAGTTTGATCCTACGGACCGGGTGCTTGATATGGTGCTTGAGGTGCTCGCCAAGTACGAGCCCTACGAGGATATCGTGAACGAAGCCTATGATGGTGACGCTCAGGTAGCTAAGTATATCGTTGAGCTGCATCTCGCAGGTAAAGACAACGCGCTAGACGCTATGCATAACTTCAACCGCCGCAGCAAGCAGTTGCTCCGAGAGCACGCTGAGCGTTACTTGGCGGGAATGGAAGATGAGCTGTGGGGCTACTGGAACGATCAGGCCGTCCCTGCGGTGGGATATATCTAGCACAACATACGTCAGCCGGCGGTGCGTGGGATAGTTCGCCCGAAAACACCGGCAGCTCAGGGCAGTAAAACGGCATAAGCAGGCAACTGCTAGTCCTCCCTGCTGAGCCTGAGCCGACTAGCCCACGAGACGGGCTTTTTCAAAAGTCACGGACAAAAGTCCAAAAAAAAACTGCAAATTTGTCCGCAGGAGAAAGTTATGAAACATCTTTATGAGTTAGTTACATTTCTGTTTACTTCAGCACTCATGATCTTTGTCGGCCTGTTAGTGGTGTCGGCGTGGAGCTGAGAGAGCATCAAGTCCGGGCTATTGAGATGGTCCGGGAGTCAATGGCACGGGGCAACCGCCGGGTAATACTGGCCGCGCCCTGTGGCTTTGGTAAGACCATAACGGCAGCAGCCATTGCGAAGTCAGCGGTAGAGAAGGGCAAGCGAGTTCTGTTCATATGTGACCGCATCAAGCTGGTAGAGCAGTCTATAGCGGCTTATGCAGAGCACGGTCTTGAGTTTGGCGTCATACAAGCCCAGCATCATCTGTCTGACGGCTACAAGGCGCCCATTCAAATCGCATCCGTACAAACCCTAGTCAAGCGTAGATGGTGGCCTGACACTGATCTGGTGATCGTGGACGAGGCGCACGTTATGTATAAGTCTCTGGTAGAGAAGCTAGAGGTATGGAATGCGGTCCCGGTAATTGGCCTGACAGCTACGCCATTCAGTAAATCTCTCGGAAAAATATTCCAAGACCTAGTAGTCCCAATAACTACAAGGGAGCTACAGGAGAAAGGATGGCTGGCTGAATGTGAGTATTACGTCGGTAAGAGCGTAGACACTAAGGGCATCAAGAAAAAAGCCCTATCAACTGGCGGAACTGACTATGACCCGGAAGCACTGGGCAAGAGGATGTCTGAGGATGTAGAGCTCACTGGTAGCATCGTGGAGAACTACAGAGAGCACAGTAATAACCTTACGCGCAGAGCCGTAGCATTTGCGCCTAGTATAGATTACAGTAAGAACCTCGTTGAGCAGTTTAACGCAGCCGGGATATCAGCGGCGCACATTGATGGTTACACGCCACAAGAAGAGCGGGAGATGCTTTACCGGGACTTTGAAAGGGGAGACTACAAGATACTTTCCTGCTCCCGGTTATTAGGTGTCGGCTGGGATGACCCTTCCTGTGAGATTCTGATCGACTGCTTTCCGTGTAAATCAATCATAGCGTTCGTGCAGAGAGCCGGCAGGATACTTAGGACGGCGCCCGGTAAGGAGAAGGCTACCTATCTTGACCACGCAGGTAACGTAACTTTACACGGATTTGCAGAACGGATTGTCCCTGAGTCACTAGATGACGGCGAGAAGAAGTTTAAGGAGAAGGAGCAGGTCCAGAAGGAAGAGAAGGAACCTATCACGCATACCTGCCCACAGTGCACAGCAGCCTTTCAGGGGCGCAGATGTGACTGCGGATATATTCTCCCGGCTGACGTGAAGGTGCTCAAGGATGATGGAACCAAGCTGGTCCTAGCGGACGGTGAGACGCTGAAGCAAATGAAGCAGCGTTGGATCAGTGAGTTGATGGACTACTGTCACAGGAAGGGCTTTAAGCCGGGCTGGGCTAGCTGGAAATACAAAGAGAAGTTTGGTGTATGGCCTGTAGGGCTTGATAGAAGGCCAGAGGTCTGCAAGTCAGAGGATGTGATGAAGTTTATCACTTACGCTCAGATACGCTCAGCAAGGAGGCCAGCAGGTGCTCGATGAGATACTGCCGCATTTGAAGAGAGTCAGGCAGCACGGTAGCAGTTACAGGGCTAGCTGTCCTGTTCACGGTGAGGACAGAGACCCAAGCCTTAGCTTAACGGAACGTGACGGCAAGGTACTAATACATTGCTTTGCCTGCGGTGCTAGTGGTTTAGATGTCGTACAGGAGCTCAAGCTCAAGCCGGGAGTCTTGTTCTCTGACAAGCTGGCGCATGATCCTGATTGGATACTGAAGAAGACTAAGGAAGAGGATCAGTTGTATTGCCTGATCTATGAGGCAGCAGAGAAGCGCGGGGATGTGATACGCGCCAAAGAGCTCCAAAGATACAAGCTAGCAACCCAACGAAACATAATAAGACTCAACAAAAACCTGTAAGGAGAAAGCATGAAAACTAACGTAGAACTCAGGATGGATGAAGCACTCCGGGATATTCAGAACGGAGTAGGATGGTCAACCGACAAGCAGTTAGCTAGGTACTACGGCGTAACCCGGAAGACTATCTGGGATTGGACAAAGGATCCGGACGTAGGTCTGCCAGCACCAAAGAAGTTAGGCAAGAGACGTACCCGTTGGTCAAATCAAGAGATACAGGCATTCGACAGGAAGATTCACTACAACAGCATGAGCCCTGAAGACAAGGTTATGTACCAGATAGCTGATCTGAATGCGAGGAGAGACCAATTAAACGGAGCCTGACCTACATGAATCGCCCAATGTACGAAACACCAGAGAGCCTCAAGAACGAGGATGAGGTAGCACAAAAGATATCTGCTGCGTGGAACACTAAGTTAAACAAGATACCAATCAAGTACCGCGTAGACTATGCGGCAGAGCGCAACGGTAAAATCGTCGCTTGGATTGAGATTAAGTGCCGAACGTACAACATGAATGACTTTGATACGTTTATGTTATCATTGGATAAATACAATGCTTCTGTAGAGCTGGGAAGGATAACGAACCTCCCGGTAACGCTAGTGGTCAGATGGAAGGACAAGATAGGATACGCTGATCTGCTACACTGTAGGGGCGTAATAAAGATGGGCGGCAGGAAAGACCGGGGAGACCCGCAAGACGTTGAGCCTGCTGTCTATATCCCGATAGAAGACTTCAGAGAGATAGAAGATGGCTAAGCCTGAGCGTGTCATTACAGATGATGAGCTAGATATCATACGCCGACTTGCGCCTTCACTAAGCAAGGAGCAGCTCGCTAAGCATTTAGGTATGTGTTTCAATACCTTAGACAGAATTATGAAGCGAGATAGCCGAGTAAGTGAAACTTATAACAGGGCTCGGATGGAAGCTGGCACTAGGATGATAGAGGCTCTGTATCGTAAGGGGCTGGAAGAGGGAGACTTTCCTTCAATGAAGCTGTATCTGTCGCAAGTAATGGGCTGGACAGAGAAGAGCAGGCAAGAGATATCAGGGCCTGATGGGGAGCCCATCCAGAAGGACTATCACGTTACGTTTGAGGTGGTGAACCCGGGAGACCTAGACTAATGCCACTGAAGGTCAAGAAGATAGGCAAGAAGTATCGGCTGGTAGAGCCTGATGGGGCTATCGCTAAGAACAAGAAGGGAACAGCGATAGATGGGGGCGGACACAGCAGCTCTACTGCGGCCACTAAGCAAGCCCAAGCCATAGCCATAAGCAAAGCCCGGATGGAATGAAGTTTCAGATCGCTCCCAAGCTAGTCCCTATCCTGAAGGCCAAGCAGCGCTTCATTGTGGTCTACGGCGGCAGGGGCAGCGGCAAGAGCTACGGGCTCGCTAACCTATGCTTATACAAGGCTCTGGGAGGCCAGAAGATAGGAGCCTTCCGTGAGTTTCAGAACTCCATAGATGACTCGGTGCACAGCCTGCTAGCGTCTCAGATAGAGAGCTACGGGCTTGACTGCTTTGAGGTCCAGAACAATCAGATACTTTTCAACGGTGACATAGCCTTCAAGTTTAGAGGGCTGGCTCGCAACGTAGAGGCAGTTAAGTCAATGTTCGGCTTCAACCTGTTCTGGGTTGAGGAGGCGCAGACAATATCTTTTGACAGTCTCAAGGCTCTGACTCCTACGCTCCGGGAGCAGGGCAGTCAGATTTGGTTGTCAGGAAACCCGAGGTCCAGCACTGATGCTTTCTCCGAGCGGTTCATCAAGCCGTTTGAGAAGCAGCTCAACCGGGACGGGATATACGAGGATGACCTGCATCTGGTGATCCGCATGAACTATGAAGACAACCCGTGGTTCGTGAAGACGCCGCTAGAGCAGGAAAGGCTGCACGACAGGGAGAACCTGCCCAGAGCTATGTACGAGCACATCTGGGAAGGCAAGCACTTGGATACGGTGCAGGACAGCATCATAGAGCCCGATTGGTTTGACGCCGCTATAGACGCTCACGTCAAGCTGGGATGGAAGCCTGAAGGCGCTATGATCGCGTCTCATGACCCTTCGGACGAGGGCGGGGACAGCAAGGGCTACGCGCTGCGGCACGGTAACGTGATCCTAGATGTGTGTGAAAAGGTAACAGGTGATGCCAATGAGGGTATGGATTGGGCGCTTGAGAAGGCCATAGCATCTCAGGCGGACCACTTCATCTGGGACTGTGACGGTCTGGGCATAAGCCTCAAGCGGCAGGTAGATCAGGCGCTCGATGGCAAGAAGATGGAGTACCACATGTTCAAGGGCTCCGAGTCACCGTATGACCCAGAGATGCCGTATACACTGGGAGGAAGCCAGAGGGCTAAGACTAACCGGGAGACCTTCTTTAACAAGCGAGCCCAGATGTGGTGGACCCTGCGTGATAGGTTCGAGGCAACGTACCGGGCGGTAGAGAAGGGGCAGTACATCAACCCGGAGGAGCTTATAAGCCTGTCATCAGATATTGACAATATTGAACAATTACGCTCCGAAGTGTGCAGAATCCCTTTGAAACGCTCAAACAGTGGTAAGATACAGATTTTGAGCAAAATAGAGATGGCGAAGAAGCCCTACTCAATACCTTCACCGAATATGGGCGATGCTCTTATGATGTCTATGCACTCGCCAAAGATTAACAGTGTCAAACCTGTAGAGATAAACTTCTCAGGATGGAAGCAATATGGCTGAGTATGACGATGGCAAAGAGCTAGACAGCCGGGGCGCAGCGGAAGCTGACCTCAGTTACAAGGCTGATTACGAAGATCATCAGGACGTTATAGACCTGCTGAGCAAGTGTCAGATGGCGGACAAGGACAACCGGGAGCGCGTCAGAGAAGCGCACTTGTTCCTTGATAAGCGAGACGGCCAGTGGGAGCCCTACTGGTGGCACAGCAACGAATCCAAGCCGCGTTATACCTTCGATATGGTTAATCCTATCGTGGATCAGGTAGCCTCTGAGATAGAGCAGAGCGACTACGATATCCGCGTGTCACCCGCCGGCGGCAACGCAACCAAAGACATTGCGATGGCCTATGACGGCATCATCCGCAACATTGAGCAGCTCTCCAACGCAAAGACAGTTTACGCACAATCCGCACGGAATATGGTGATCGGCGGTATGGATGGCTGGCGCGTGGTCCAGAAGTACGTTGATGACAATAGCTTTGACCAAGACCTAGCCATTGAGCATATCGGTAACTTCGTGGACCGGGTGTGGTTTGATCCTGCAGCAGAGAATCAGGACAAGTCAGACAGCCGCTATGCCTTTGTGCTGCATCCGATGTCAAAGGATGAGTATGAGGCTAGATGGCCTGAGGGCTCTGCTGAAAGCGTTGACGATGACCGTGAGGGCGAAGCCTATTACGACAAGGCTGAGGTCATTGTGGTTGGCGAGTTTCTCTATATGGAGTCAGAGGACCGCGAGCTGGTCATGATGTCCAACGGTCAGGTTCACGAAGTCAACGAGGACTTTGAGAAGGTAGTGGATGATCTCGCTGCCATTGGCGTGACTGAGGTCAAGCGCCGAACCCGCAAGAAGCACTATGTATGCAGTAGGTACTTTGATGCGAAAGACTTCCTTGAAGACAAGAAGGAGACCGTATTTTGCCGTATCCCAGTGGTCCCGGCTTATGCGAACTTCAAGATATTCGAGAACAAGACAATCTACTGGGGCGTGGTAGAGAAGCTGCTTGATCCGCAGCGGGTGATGAACTACAGCGTATCCCGTGAGATTGAGGAAGGCGCGCTGGCGCCGAGAGCTAAATACTGGATGACAATGGCTCAGGCGTCCGGGCATGAGAAGCAGCTCCAGACACTGAACACCAACGCTGATCCCGTTCAATTCTACAACGTCGATCCTGAGTCACCAGCCGTGCCACAGCAGCAGGGCGGAGCTCAGATCAATCCCGGTCTGCGTACTATCTCCGAGGCGATGCGCGGCATCATTGGTCAGACGGCTGGGATGTTTGCTGCGAATATGGGTGACAATCCCGGGCTCCAATCTGGAGTCGCTATCAAGCAGCTACAGGACCGTGGGACCAATAGCACGTTCAAGTACAGCAGAAGCATAGAAATCGCTGTAGCGGCCACAGGAAGGCTCCTGAAGGATGCTATCCCTATGGTGTACGACACAGAACGTCAGGTCAGGATACTCCGGGAGGATGAGTCCTATGATATGGTCCCGATCAATCAGAAGGTTATTGACAACGCTACAGGCGAGATTGTTACCGTCAATGATCTGCAAGTTGGAACCTATGACGTTACCTGTCGCGCCGGTCCCAGCTTCCGCAACCGTCAGCAGGAGACCATTGAGGCCATTACGACACTGGCTCAGACCGATCCCAGCCTGATGCAGATCGCTGGTGACCTGCTGCTACAGAACATCTCCACGCCTGCCGCGTCACAGATCGCAGAGCGCAAGCGTATGCAGATGATCGCTCAAGGTTTGATTCCTCAATCTCAGATGACCGAGGAAGAGCTGCAAGAGATGGCCGCTAAGATGCAGGCGCAGGGACAGGGACAGGCTCCTGATCCCGCTATGGTGCTCGCACAGGCAGAGCAGATGAAGGCTCAGGCCGACATGATGAAGGCTCAGATAGACGCCCAGAAGGTCCAGAACGAGACGCTGAAGATACAGCTGCAGGCCCAGAACGATCAGAACGAAGTAGTCGCTCAACAGGCCAAGACTCAGGTTGATGTCTTCAATGCCCAGACCAATCGCATCAAGGCGCAGGTAGAGGCTGAGAAGGCTGGTGCTACCATAGACCACACCAACATCAAGGCATTCGGCGATCAGCTAGACAATCAAGAGCAGATGGCTGAAATGATGGACGAGCAGGAGCGTAGAGCCCGGATTGCAATGATGTCTGATATGGACCTGATGAGGATTGCAGGCGGTGGCTAAGACAGACCAAGAGCTCATACAGGAAGAAATCAACAAGCGCCAGTATATGTATGGCGGGCTAGGTCCGTTTTCTCAGTTTCTGTCAGGTGAGCGCCGGGAGATCATTCGCCCAGAATCCACTGAGGTTGTGGGCTTCGGCGCTGGCCCCACTGGCGTTGAGTACATTACCGAAACAATCCCTGCTGAGTATGGTCCTGTTGAGTACGATCCTAGCTATTCTCCGATCCGTAGAAGCCTTTCTACGCTAGGCGATATTCTGTATGAGGCTCCGTCATTCTTCGGTCTCAGAGGCCCAGACGAGCAGGTAGAGGCTATGCAAGGTGTAGGCTCAAGCCTCCGGGATGCTCTGTTTGGCAGTGCTGAGTATATGTCCGAGCAGGCAAGAGCCGCAGCATCGGGCGGTGAATACTTTGATCCTGAGACGGGCAGGACCGTAGCGTTTGACCCTACCGTTACAATGTTTGGAGGTAACCCGGCTGAAGGCGCTGTGATGGGCTCTGGCTTCAGGATGGGAAGACG